AAATCCGACATAAGAGGAATCAACCTCTCCGACCTTCTGCGCTTCGGCCATGATTGCATCCATCATCATCTGACTTTGCAACACATCCCTCACGCCGGATCTATTCAGCTCGAATCTAACCTTCGTATCGCTCAAGATGCACCTTCCTGTTCCACCGGAGCGGAATGTTCTCTTCAATGCCAGCCGTTCCGATGCCCACCGTGTGATAGGTTCCGGAAAAAGGCCCGGTAAGCTTCACAATGGTGTCTGTCCAATCGTTGGCATCTCCTTTCGGGATTGCCAGCGTGTAGGCCAATTTGGCTCCGTGCATGGTCATGGCATTTGTAATGTCATCTGTTGACGGCTCGCCAACAAGCACACCGTCCACCTGGATCTCCTCCGTGGTATAGGTTGCCTGTCCAAAGGGATCCGGCTGTCCGGCGGTCTTTTTTACAAGGATCACCGACACAGTTTTCATCAGATCACCTCCGAATCAGGCACCAGCACCGCCAAAGGATTGCTCGCTCCAATGTTGTTCCCAACACCGAGAAGCTTCTTGTCCAGCTTCGCCAGATAAAGCTCACCTGTTGCCGAGTTGGCTCCCATTGTCCAGCTCTGGGAATATCCCAACGCCGTCATGGATCCCTGCGTTGCTCCGATGGGGATGTCCTCATCACTCTGCATCGCCCGGAGTACCATTCTCACGGACACAAGCTTCTTGGCATCAGTTCCGGCTGCAGCGTTGTAAGCGTCAATGATTACCGCCGCATCGTCCAGCAGATTGGAGCAGATGTCCTGCTGATCCTGGCTCATGGTATTTGTCATTCTTGCCTGCACATCGGCAACAGTTGCGTAAGCCATGTTTATTTCCTCTTCTTGGTGGTTTTTGCGACTTTCTTGGGCTCTTCCACTTCGGGCTCCTTGACTTCCTCTGTGGGCGTTTCAGAAGGAGCAGCGGCCAGCTTGTGGCCAGCCGCTACGAACTTCTCAACTTCTGCTTCCGTGACCCACATACTCACGCCAAGGGTCTTGTGGATGATCTGAACCCTCTTCATCAGTCGGTCAGCAGGTTGAAGCAAGAGGTATCTGCACGGAAGCCAAGCTCTGCCTCAACAAGGACTGCAACCATGTTCTGCTGCCACAGGTTGATGGTGTTTCCGTTTCCATCGTCAATAGATGCCTGATCAGCATAGCTGAACTCGATACCATTCACGATGCCGTACTTTGCCTGGGTCCAATCTCCGGCAATACCAACTACGTTGGGAGCAGGGGAGGTTCCGGCAACATACAGGCCGTTGTTCTCAACGATTCTGGAGCCGAGAACAGCGCCGATGGAGCCATCGTTTGCGGAAGGCATGAAGATCGGTCTGCCGGTGGTGTCAACAGCGGAGAACAGAAGGCTCTCGCCCTGTGCGCCGACTGCTACGCCGTTCATGCGGCCGCCTGCGGTTGCGATGTTCTGGTTTGCTGCAACCAGGCCAAGGTAGGTGCCGTTGTTTGCGTTTGCGATGGAAACTGCGGTGCAGTTTGCGAAGGTGTCAAAGTTGGTCTGGGAAGGTGCCGCATTAGCGCCGATGATGGTCTGGTCAAACTTCTTTGCGATTGCAGCAGGGCCCTTCTCAACGATTGCTCTGTACAGAGCGGAAGCATCACGGACCAGCTCCTTGGAGAAGGTCATGATGGTAGCGATCTTGAAAGCCTGCATCAGCTTGGTGCCGGGAGTTGCATTGTTGACGGGCTTCTTCTCGGTCTCAGCTACCCATGCAGCGACAGGATCAGAAACGATAACAGGGATGGTCACGCCGGTGCCGGGAAGCTCGATCTTCTCTGCCAGGCGCATGATTGCGGATTCCTGGGAAGCCTTCTGCAGTACCTCTGCGGACAGCTCGGAAGGAAGTGCCATAGAATTGGTTGTTCTGTTAATATCAGCCATTTTTCTTTCTCTCCTTTAATGGAAGCTCTGCTCAAACCACTCTTTGAACTTCTCCTCAGAAGTGGCCGGAGCGTTGGTGTGTTTTACCTCCCCACCATCCTTGATGACCGGATAGCCGGAAGGCTTGGACGATGTTGCAAAACTCAAAATGCCCTCTGCCTGAGACTTGCAGGATTCCTCATCCTCGCCGGACAGAAGCCCTGCAGGAACTCCTGTCTCTGCAGCGACCTTTTCCCGAACCTTGCGGATCTCGTCAGCTTTGAGCATCTTGTCGAGCTGAGACTGAAGCAGATCAGCTCTCTCCGTGGCTTTCTGAAGCTCACTCTTCTGAGCCTCTTCCGCCTCATCGAAAGCAGCAGCCTTCTTTTTCAGCTCTTCGTAGTCCGCATATTTGCCCTTTTCTTCTGCCAGACGCTTTCCAACGATTGCGTTCAGCTCGTCCTGGGTAAATGTGCGAGCCTGCTCCTCTGCAGGAGCCTTTTCCTGAGTGGTTACAGTAGCGTTTTCGCTCATAGTTCTTTCCTCCTATCGAGTAAAATCCTCGTTTAAGGCACGAGTTGCCGATTTGTATTAAAAAAGCACCCCGAAGGATGCTCTCTTAAACCTTGATCAGCTCGGAGTTGTCCGGGCCTTCCGTCTTTTTGTCCTTTGCGTAGGCTTCACGCCTCATCGCATTGATTTTGTCCTTAGGGCTGCTGCCATCGGCTCCGTAGTACATCTTTTTGTACTCGTCCGGGTCATATCCCTCCACATCCGTCCGCTCATTGAAGCGGATCGCATAGGCGCAATCACAATTTGTATGGATATGCTCTGCGTGACCGCCCTTAATTGCCTTTTTAGAGGCGTATTGCCAGCCTCTCGATGCGAGCGTCAAGCAGAATGCGCAAGTGTCTCCTGCAGGGATCCAGGCGAACTGTGCGCCATCCCTGAGAGCGTTCTTCAATGTGGTGTCCTGGCTCGATTGCTTCACGAACCTTCCGACCACTCCGGCAATATATTCCTCGTTGGTGGAGAACTTCAAAGCACCGTTCACGGCCTTGCCAACCTCACCAACAGAAGCGGTCTCCGCAACGATTGCCTCAGGAACCGCCGCACCGCTCAGAGCGGCTATGGCATCATACATGTCAGCCGCCAGCGCTGCAGAAGCTTCTCCGTACTTGGTGGCCAGCGCATAGGCGTAATCAATCAGCGCCTGCCGGTCAACCACTTCGATGCCACCCTTGCTCTGGATCCATTTGAGCATCTCGCCGGATGCCTTATCGCTGAGCTTGCGGAGCGTATCCCGGAACTTCACCCAATCGTTGTGTGAGATCGTCATGCTTATGCCTCACTTTCTTCCAGGAGAAGCTCCTGCCCCCTTGCTCTCTGCTCCTGGGCCTTGATTCGCCTGATGTCAGCCTGGGTAAAACCGAGCATTTCCAGGAACACATCCGTGCTGGAGAATCCCTGCCGGGCAGATGCGATCTTGAGCGCTGCGTCCGCCGTCACACTCACGGAAGGCATCGCCGGATTCTTGAAGTGCGGAACGATGTCCTTTGCATCTTCATCCAGCTCCTCAATGGTGGTGTTCTGCTCGATTGCCAGGGCCATCAGAACGATGGTGGTAAGTGCCGCCGTGTTCCCGGCATTCAGCTGTTCCGCCATCAACACCAATGTCTGCGTCTGTGCCAGGATCGCATCAGAGCTTGTGGGGTTCGCATCATTCACAACCCCAACATCCGTGACACTCAAGCCGGAAGCGGCAGAGAACTGCGTGGAAAGCGTCCGCATCATGTCGATGTGCGGCTGAATGTTGCCCTGTGCCAGCTGTCCGAAGGTGGGTTTCTCACCGCTCTCCGGGTTGCTGGTGGCGGTCAGAATCGAACCGACATACTGCCGGAACTTATCGCTCACCACGGCATCAAATTGCTCATCCGTCACACCAAGCAGATATTTCTGAGGCGTGGTGGAGAACTCCAGGCCGATGGTGGCATTTGCGATTGTTCTCACATAACCCTTGATCAGATTTCGGATGGGATATTTCAGCCGAGACCGTCCGAAAGGCTTTGCAGAGGTGGGATTCCACACCAACGGCTCCATCAGAGGCCGCCCCATCTTGTGAGGATAGGCAATGCAATCAAACTCTTCCGTCTCGCCTCTCCGGCTCATCACATAGATCAGGGAATCCGTGTAGAGATTGATAACAGTCGGCTTGTGTGCCTTCTCAGGCCTCTGATCAAAGGCCACAATGGCAAAACCGCCGTCAATCCGTCCAAGCTCACCGTTCCATCTGGCTGTGGCCGTCAGGGGGCTGTGGAATCGGATCTTGCTGTTGCCCATCGCATCCTTCGACAGGGTGGCAAATGAGCAGCCGAATTTCAGCTCATCCTTGCAGGCCTTCATGTACCCGGAAACAAGAGAGTTCCGGTCAGCGATTGCCTTCACCTGGTCGGCGCTGTCTCCGTTCTTGCCAACATATCCATCAAACATGGACCGGGCAGCCAGCACATCAACCGTCTTGGCTCCCCATTCACATCCGATCTCCAAGCCTCTGATGTTCTGCGGCAGAGCAATTCCAAGATTGACCTCAGAAAGCCGGATAGCTCCTTCGTAATATCTCTGCTTCTCCTGGTTCTTGTCCTCGTGGGCGTTGAACTCCTTGAGAAGCTCCCGGAAGAGTTCCTCATCTTCCTTTGTCATTCCGTGAATCTTTCCAACACTAATCATTTACCCAATCCTCATCTTCTTGCTCGGATCACGTTTGCTGTTCTTGCATCCCCAGAGAGCCAGGGAGCAAGCTTCTATTGCCGTGGGATTGTCTCCGCCGAACCCCCAACCGGCTCCGATAGGCCGCTTGATAGAGCTTGTGGCGCTCTCTCTCAATGCGTCCTGCCCGGAGTACCATGTGACGGTTTTTTCCGCCAGGGAATCCATCATGAGGCTGACGGCTCCGACCACATCCTTTGTGTTTGGCCGGATAACCGAGCCTTTGACCTTCCAGGTGTCCGCTATCTTGTCAACAAGCACGTCAACACCGTTCCGGCCATCGACTACCACGCAACAGGCCGTATGCGCTCTTGCGTTCAGGAACTCCGCAAGCCATGCCGTACCAATCGCTGTGGGTCTTTCATCAATCAAACTCACTCTCGCCGGGCCACTCGCCGGAATCACCGCTCCGCACAAGCTCACCCATGCGCCATCTGCGCTAAACTTCACGCCAAAGGCGGTCTTGCCGTCTGGCTTCTGCTGATCGCTCTTGCAGGAATCCCACAAATCCGTAGGAATGGCGTATTCCTGTTTATGCTCAACCACCGGAGCCCACCATCCAAGCCGCTCCCTTGCGAAGGTGTCAGGAGC